GAAGCCAGTGAATACTTGATTGATAACCAGGGTGTTAACGTAATTGGAACAATTCCTTTCGTATATGGTAAGCGCCAAAAGAACAGACTTTTACCAGTGCTTGACTCCGATATGTTAAAGATTGCCAAGGCAATTCCAGTAATGCTTTCGGATGGTGCAGGTGCCCAGATGTATCAATCTTTCACGCAGATTTACGGGATTGATTTATCATTTGAAAACGCAAAGATAGGCCCTAACGTAATTTGGTCACTTAAGTCAGACAGAGAAAGCGATAAGACGCCACAGGTTGGAACAATTAAACCCGAAGCCGATACGCAAAAGGTGATCGAGTTCGTAATGACTATTTTTACCCTATGGCTTGAAACAAAGGGCGTTAGAGTTGGTTCTATGGGACAGCTAAATGGAACCAATATGGCTTCAGGCGTTGCCAAGATGATTGATGAGATGGACGTTTACGAGATTATTAAGAAGCAACAAGAATGGTTTGAGAAAGACGAAGAAGAGCTTTGGAATATTAAACTTCCCAAGATTCATAACTACTGGATTAAGTCTGGAATGGTAAACCCGTCAATGGTTCCCGGGTTGGTTGCTGATGTTCTTGATATTGAAGTTGAATTTGAAGAGCCTAAGCCAATGAAAGCCAGGATTGATGAAATCAATGAAATCAAGGAAGAAATTGAACTAGGAACCATGACAATGGAACAAGCCATAAAGATACTTCATCCTGAGTATGACGATGATAAAGTTCAACAAACACTTAATGGAAGGGTGCTTGTTTGATTAATTTATTACATGGCGATTGTCTTGAGTTAATGAAGACCATTCCAGATAAGTCGGTTGATATGGTTTTAACTGATCCACCATATGGAACTACGGCTTGTAATTGGGATGTAGTTATTCCTTTTGAACCTATGTGGGAACAATTGAGAAGAATCACTAAAGACAATGGGGCCATTTGCCTTTTTGGAAGTGAACCATTTAGTAGTCATTTAAGATTAAGTAATTTAAAGATGTTTAAATATGATTGGATCTGGCTTAAAAACAAGGGTGGCAATTTCTTTAATGCAAAGTTTTCACCAATGGTTGAAACTGAGACAATAAGTGTTTTTTATAAAAAAAAACCCACATATAATCCCATTATGCAAAAGCGGTCAGATAGTGGAAGTGCAAGGCAAAAAACACCCATCACTAGAGGTGTTACAAAAGATGATGGTATTTATGGAAAATCAAAGAAGCAAACATCAATGGTGTCAGAGTTAAGATTCCCATCTAATTTACAAAAATTTAATGTGGAGAGAGGTTTGCATCCAACTCAAAAACCTGTCGCACTTATTGAATATCTAATTAAAACATACACACTAGAAAACGAAACAGTCTTAGACTTCACTATGGGAAGTGGGTCAACTGGTGTCGCTTGTAAAAACTTAAATAGAAAATTCATTGGCATTGAGAAAGACGATAAGTATTTCGAGATCGCAAAAGAGAGAATAAATGGCGAATAAATGGACTAGGGAGAAAATAAAAATCCCAAAGACATTAAAGCCCAAGGAAAGAGTTAAGATTGCCGAGGTTGTGATCAACCACATCATAAACAGAACTACCGCTGGATATAAAATCGACGGCGAAACAAAGTTCCCTAGATACACAAAGAAATACGCTGAAGAGAAAGGTGTTGGCCGTGGCGACGTTGACTTGATTTTATCTGGTGAAATGCTAGAGGCAATTGAGTTAGTATCACACAAAGCTGGCGAGATAGTTGTTGGATATAAAAGCCCAAGCGATGAATTAGCTGGCAAGGTCGAAGGAAATCGACGTGGATCATATGGCGGAGAGCCTGATTCTGCAAAAGCCAGAGACTTTCTAGGAATATCCCAAGACGACCTTGAGACACTTGTAAACCTTTATGAACAAGAGGATGAGGAAATAACCAAGGAAGATATTGAGCGTCTATCAAGGGAACTCGCTGATGAGTTCGGCGAGGATTTATGAGCGCCGACTTAAAGATTAAATCAATCAGAAATAAATACGCTGGAAGAATTAGAATTGCCCTGCAAAAGACCGCTAGGCAATTAGCCCAAAACATAGTGGATCTAATTAAGCTTAGAACTAGAATTGAGGGCGAGGGAACAAATGGAAAGCTTAAGCCGCTATCTAATGGATATGTAAAGTCAAGAAACCGATATAGGGATAATTTAAGCCCAGAAACATCACCAGGTGAATCAAACCTAACCGCCACTGGACAGATGATTGATGCACTACGTGGAAGAGCCGGAGCCGGAAAGGTAACTGTTGATATTAAACCAACCAAGAGAAAATCAGAATTAAGTGGTGGAAAAAGTAAGCTTGATAACAATCAAGTCAGGGCATTTGTTGAAAAAGATAGGGAGTTTTTAAAACTATCCGATGACGAAAAAAGAGAAGTAATCGAGTTAGCTAGGCAAATAATTGAAGATGAATTACGGGATTTGTCAAAATAATTTGACAATGCAACATTAAGGGAGTGAAATCATTATGAGTACCGAACAGAGCGCCAGTGGCGCAGCTCAAGAACCCAGTGGGTCACCTGAGATAAAGTCAGATGATAAAGTTTCTTATGAGACTTATCGCCGATCGATTAGCGAAGTAAAGAAGCTCCGTGAGCAACTTAGGCTTCATGAAGAGGAGAAGGCGAAGAGTCATGAGGAAAAGCTCAAAGCTGATAATCAATGGAAGGCCCTTGCCGAAACTTATCAGAAGCAGCTTATAGAGAAATCAAAAGTTCTCGAAGAGCAAGAGCAATCAATCATCAATGGCTTAAAGTATCAGAGTTTTGAAAAGCACTTGGGCGGTAAACTCAAGAAGCAGGATTATGCTACATTCATTCCATTTGAGAAGATTGTACTAAATCCTGAAACAAAGCAGATCGACGACGACTCAGTGAAGCAGGTTGTCAGTGGCTTTGTAAAAGAACACAGCGAGTTGGTCGAGTTCTTTGGCGGTGCGAAGCTCCCGAATGAGGCAGCAAGAGCATCGAACATGGCTGGCAAATCAGTTAATGATATGTCGCCTAAAGAGCTGGCTGATTATATTTTGAAACAGGCTGAAGCCGGTAACATTAAATAAATTTTAACATAGGAGATTTTCATGGCTGACTTAATCACAGGGAACACCGAAATTGGTGGAACCAAGCAAGCGCTAATTGCTGCTCTTGTTCAAAAAGAACTAGCTTTTAAAGCTAAATTGACTCCATTTTTTACCGACCTTTCTAGCTTGGCAGTTCCAGGAGCTACTTCAATCGCAGTTCCTAAGCTTTCTAGCTTTACTGTTGTTGATCGTGCTGAAGGTGTTTATGGTGATTCCTCTCAGCTCACGTCTTCGAATGATGTTTTGAGCTTGGATAAAAACGCCTACGTCTCTTACATAATTGATTCTATGACAGCATTACAAAGTAATATACCTGCACAATTGGAATTTGCACGTAGGGCTGCTGCCAGTCAAGCCAGGTATGTCGATCAAGTCATTATAGATGAGATTAGATCAACTGCTCACGCCTTTATCAATGTTGGTGCTGATGCAGATGTTTCATACGCTAACATTCTTACTATGATTAAAGAGCTTGAAGAGAATGATGCTGCGATGGAGGATTGCGTATGGCTCGTTTCTCCTCAACAAAAGCAAGCCGTATTCTCTTTGGCAGAATTTAAGAATCAATATCAGTTTGGACAGGCCACACTTCCAGCTGGGGTCATCGGTTCCATCATGGGGTGTCCAGTGGTTCTCCATAACGGTTTAGCTGGTAAAGAAATGTTCCTTGCTGAGAAATCAGGTCTAGCTTACGCTTTCCAAAAGAACGCAAGCTATGGCGAGCAGTCTGAGATTGGCTATGGTGTAGGCGCTATGAAAGCTGCTATTGACCAACTTTTCGGAGTTAAAGGTATGCAGTTAGGCCAAAAGGGAGCTGCTGCTGGCAAATCTCCACTTATCATCGGTCTTAACGACTAATTAAAGTTTTGACGGGGTACTCGGAAACGGGTACCCTTTTTTTATGACAAAAAAGCCCACGCATATTAAGACTTTTCTTAAAGCCAAGTCTCCCGAGGCTTTGAAAATAAAAATGCTTGAAACAAGTCTTAAGATGAACTGCTATCATGATTATTTGATTAAACATGACGGCCAGTTCTGGTTTGCATGGTACGAAGTCGATGCCGAATCATATTTAGAAAAAGAAGTGAAGAGGTTGGCGGATGAAGAGCTCCGTTAAAGACCGAGAATATGATGCTTTCAGACCGGCGGATAATGATAAATCCAAGAAAGCCGTTATTATTGAGCAGGGTTATTACAACCCGGTTCCTGTTGAAATGGATGTTCAGGATTCATTCAATAGGCTTAAAGTTGCTCCTCCTCATTTATTGTTTGATTCATCATTCCAGTACTCTCTTCAGTCAAAAGTATTTATTCAAGATGCCTTAATAGGTGCAACCATAACCCATGATTCAGTCAGGGCGGCGGCTAGGTTAAGCTGCTCGGCAACTCCAAACTCAAGGGCTAGATTTCGTTCCAGGAATTATTTTCCTTACTCTCCAGCTTTTACCAATACGGTAACCGCTTCTTTTAATATGCAAGGAAGTGTTACCGGTATTACAAAGCGTATAGGCATGTATGATGAGAACAATGGTTATATGCTAGAGGCTCATAATGGGATAGTGAGAGTAGGCATAAGATCATCTATCGCCGGTTCAACTAATTACGTTAATCAGTCTGATTGGAGCGTTGACAAGATGGACGGCTCTGGTATTTCAGGAATTTCCCTGGATATATCAAAGCAGCAAATCTTGGTAATTCAATATCAATGGCTAGGCTCTGGACAGGTGACGTTTTCTTTTTCTATTAATGGCCAGACTTACCCGTTTCATAAATTTAATCACGCTAATATTCTTTCTGGATTATATTCAAAGACAGGAACTTTACCAGTTCAGGCAGAGATATTAAACACTTCGGGCGTGGCTTCTTACATGGAGTTTACTTGTTGCTCCGTTGTTTCAAATGGTGCAACTGCTCAGCATGGTCACCTCCATTCAATTTCTAGCGGTGTAACACCAAAGAATATGCCGACAACTGGTGTCTCATATCCAATTATTAGCCTTAGAAAGCAATCAGGGTTTACTGACATCCCCGTTCAAATTTTAGACATGAACGCATTTAGTACATCCCAGGATGATTTCATAATTCAGATAATTCACAAGCCAACATTAACTGGAGCTGTCTGGACCAATGTTCCGAACTCATATTGCCAAAAGGATGTGAGCGCAACAGTGGCAACAGGTGGAGACATAGTTGCCGAGTTTTACATGAAGGGAAATCTTCAAGCTTCAGAAAAATTAGATCAGCTTGCAAAATTTTGGGACTTAACACTTGGGAACGATTTTGCTGGAAATTCTGAAATCATGACGATGAGTGCAATTCCTTTAACAACAAATGCGTCAATGTATGGCGTTATTAGTTACAAGGAATTTGAATGATTAAGCTAAAAAGAGCATATTCCCAGTTTAAGACAATTGTATCATCTAAGACGCTCCAGATTATTTACGGAGATTTAAGATCTGATTCATACCATATAATGGCCCTTGATGGGCAAATAACATACGAGACATTTGTCGCCAAGGATGGCGGTGCAGATCAGATTGATTTTGAAACTAATATTATGCCGAGCATTACCGCAAGAATAAGTACCGAGCCTGATTGGGACGATATGGTGACGACATTCCCAAGCTCCGTAACAGAGCTTCACACTTATAAAAGAAACAATGTTGTAGTTCAAACGACTTTGATAACTTACACTAACTCAAGCAAGACCGTTATAAGTAGAATACAAAAGACGAGGGTTTAAATGCCTTGGGTTTACAATCCAATAACTCAAAAGCTTCAATTTGTTTTGCCTGCTCCTGAAGAAATTCAAACAGGCGCTATTGATTTTGGCGAAGGGGATCTTGGCATTGACTCAGGTTTGAGAGATGATGATGGCAGCATAATTGATCAAGGCGAGAGGGTTTAAATGGCGGTATTTAAGGCTCCGAAAATTTCTCAACCTCAAAGGCAATCACTTGTCTTGGATATTTCTGAAATTGTTTTTGATACAACAGAAAACAGGTTTTACGGCGGAGATGGATTAACTCCAGGTGGCTTTCAAATAGGCGCCGGATTTAATGTTGAGAAAATCACGCTGACTCAATCAAATTTAGATAATAAAAAAGTTGTTTTATCGTCAACGCCACTCTATCCTGAAGCAGTTACGCTAGTCCCAGTTGGTGGAATACCTCAGGAAAATGGAGTTGACTTTGAAGTTAACGGGAATGAAGTTTCTTGGGCCGGATTGGGATTAGATAATTTCCTAGAGCTTAATGAAAAACTAATCATTCAATACTAACAAGGAGAGTTAGATGGCTTCAAAACTAAGAAAAAAGTTTATTGGCGACAATGAGGTTGGCTCAAACCAGGTACTCATTGAGAAAAACAATGCAGTCAGAGGCGTAAAACAAGACGACTCAGTTGTTGACCTATTAAAGTTAAATTCATCTGACGAGGTTTTATTAAAGGGAATTAAAGTACTAGATACTTCTGGCTTAATCCCTTCGGCAATCTTACCGTCTTATGTTGACGATGTTTTAGAGTATGCAAACCTTGCTGCATTTCCGGCGACTGGCGAGAGCGGAAAAATTTATGTAGCTCTTGACACTAATAAGTGCTACCGATGGTCTGGCTCTGCTTATGTTTATATAACATCAGGTGCGGTTGATTCTGTTAATGGCGAGACTGGCGTTGTAACTCTTGACGCTGGCGACGTTTTCATGGTTTCTTCTCCGGCCACATCCATTGAATCAAAGTTAGTTGATTTACAAAATGAAATTGATGCCACCCAATCTGGAGCAGGGCTAGAGCCAGATGGTTCATTTCTTGCTGATCCAGGAGCTGCTTATACTTCAGGCTCTACAAGCCTATTTGGTGCAATTGGTGATTTAGATTCTGCATTAAACGGAGTTGAGGGAATTGTTACCGACTTACAAGATGACGTTGCTGATTTGCAAACACTTGGCGGTGCTGGAGCAGGTGCTACTAATCTTGGTTCTTTCACTGGTTCAACCATTTCTGACAACCAAAGCATTAAATCAGCGCTTCAGGAGCTTGAAACAGCTCACGAAAACCACGTTAACGATGCAACTGACGCTCATGACGCATCCGCAATATCTGTATCTCCGGCTGTTAATGGTCAATCAAATGTCCAGGGCGCACTAGAGGATCATGAATCAAGAATTGACTCTCTTGAGACAGCTCTTGCTCCAACTTGGGCAAGACAAAAATTTGATTTGACCGCAACAGATATTTCAAACGGATATATTGACCTGGCTCAAAATGCTATCGGAGAATCAATCCATGCTTTCGTTGACAGATTAGCCATCCACCAGGGAGAAGATTTTACTATCTCTGTTATTGGTGGTGTTACAAGAATTGCCTTTGCGGGTGACCTTGTTTCTCCTGGACAATCTTCCTTAGATGCTAGTGATAATATTTACGTTAGATACCAGTATTTGGCTTAATTAATTGGGGAGCTTCGGCTCCCCTCTTTTTGAGGTATAGATGCCCATAGACATTAAAAGCAAGTTTATTGATTCAGAGATGACTACAGACGCTGAGCTTTCAGCAGTCGAGTCAGGACTTCAATCTCAAATAGATGCAATCAATTTAAAACTACCAGATCCAGAGTTTGTTTTTGTTAATTCAAAAACAGACTTTCCGGCAGCGGTTTCGGGTGTGATTACACTTACGGATAATGTAACTTATTTCATTACAAAGACTATAGACTTGACTGGTGACAGATTGGTTGCAGGTCAAAATACCACAATACTTGGCGGCTCATCAGAAAACTGCTTTTTAATTTCCACAGGACTAAGTGCGGGCACTGCTTTGATAAGCTCTAATTGGTCCTTGCCAATGAGAAACTTATCAATCACTCATGGGACAGCTTTAAACCTAGACGCTACAGGAAATAGTACGGCTGCCCTAGATTGGTTTGGAGTGAACTTTACAAACTGCGCTACAGTAGGAACTATTAAAACCTATTCTAACTTCATCATGAGTGATTGTGCGTTGCTCAACTCAGCAAACATGACCTTTGATGGAACAATAGGGACCGTTGGTTTTGTAAACTGTTTATTCTCAGGAATAGCAGGGCAGAGAACCTTAAACTTTCCAAGCACTCTCACAATCACTAGGAGAATCAGAGCTATCTATTCCAGCTTTGTGGCTTTTGGTGGAGCTACTGCTGTTTTCCTAGATACTGCTGCCGTTGTTCCAGTTGAATCTTATATCTTAGACACGATCAATTTTTCAGGTGGTGCCACTTATACTGGTGGAGTCACTTACACTGATAACAAGGCTTTCTTTTCAAACTGCAAAGGCGTTGTCAACTCATCTCAGATAGGTCAGATGTATTACTCAAACAATACAGTTCAAAACCCTATTGCTACAACCAATATCTTTGAAAAGGTTTTAGGTACAACTACTGCCGGGACAATTAACCAGAAATTTAGCCATGCTAATAACCAATTAACCTATACTGGAGGATTGGCTCGCTCGTTTAAGATAACTGCTTTCTTATCAGCTCAATCAATACAAACGAACAATACAACTATCTTAGTAAGGATTGCCAAGAACGGTGTGACTATTCCTGAGTCAGAAGCCCAAGCCACTACCTCGGCAACCGGAAGAAACGAAGCTTTTCCATGCCAGGCAATCGTGGAAATGACTACTAATGACTTCATAGAAATATTTATAGCCAATGCTACTAATGCTAACAACTTGTTAGTGACTGAGCTTAATGTGGTCATTGAGGCTCTCAATTAGAGGTAAATATGAGAATATTTTTTGGAAATGGTCCAGGATTAATTGAGATAACTAAGCAGCTTAATAAATATAAGTCTGATGTTTACATGATGACCATGACCACTTCTGATTCGATTTATATTGGATCAGATTTTCCTTTAAATCATTTCTTTATAAAGATGGGGCCTACGGCTAACACGTCCCCGGCAAATATAATTATCGATTATTGGTCATCTTCGGGATGGACGCCAGTGGTCAATGTTAATGATTACACTGAAGCATTAAACTTTTCAGGGTTTATTGAGTTCACTCCAGATAGAGACTCATCCTGGTTAAGAGAAAACACAAATGGAAACGGCGGATCTGTTGATGGCCTTGAGTCAGTCATTGTTTACGACAAATACTGGACTAGAATAAAGTTTGATGCAAACCTTGACGCTGATATTGATATTGAATGGCTAGGACATTTATTCTCGGAAGATGACGACTTGTTCTCTGAGTACCCTATTTTTAACGACCAAACATTTTTAACATCATTTGAAGCTGGAAAGGTTGACTGGCAAGAGCAACACGCCAAGGCAGCTCAGTTAATTATTCAAGACCTTATTAGAAAAAAGGTAATACTCGGACCTGAGCAGATACTTGATAGACAGGTTTTATTACCAGCTTCAGTTTGCAAGGTTGCCGAGATTATTTACAACGCATTTGGCAGGGATTACGCAGAACAAAAAGCTCAGGCAAAAGATGAGTATGAAAAAAGAATTGACCTATCTAAATACGTTGTTGATACAAATAACAACGGAATCGAAGATGTAGCTGATGTTCAATATACACATGGATGGCTTAGCAGATGAGTAAGATAACAACGGCGTACAATGCTATTTTAACAAGCACCTCTGCTTTATTTCCTAGCAAGACTAGGCTGCACAACCCTTATACCGTTGAAGAAAATCCTGACTTAGTTAGGAAAGATTCGTGGGGGTTAAAAGTTAATGATGGAAACCGCCAGGATATTGAATACTGTAATCTGTCAATCGAGCGAGCATTTACCTTTATCCTGTTGCGTCAATTGGTTACACTAGCAGGTAAGGAAGATGGATTTGA